AAATGATGAAGCTATGAACGCTGAAAATGCCGTAATAGAAGCATCAAATAATCCCGATATAGATAAGAGGGCTATTTCTAATCTTGTCCAAGCTAGAAGATTAAAAATAGATACTCTGAAATGGACTGCATCTAAATTGAAACCCCAACAATATGGTGATAAGATTACCCATAGTGGCGATCAGGACACTCCGATAACTTTAAATATTGTAAATTATGCTACGAGACATAGTACGAACAAAAAACGAGTGGGTTCTAATACAGATTGATGGCGATCAGTTCAATGACGTTAGAAAGGTCAATGGTATTATCTCAGTGGAAACCACACCTAAAATCCTAAGAGGAGAAGTCTTAAGTAATGGCGATGGGATTTACTCCAAAAAGAGAAAATTCCGAGAGCCACAAACAGACATTGGAGACATCGTTTACTTCAAAAGGGAAAAAAGAAACCTTACAGACGAGGAAAACCTTTTCCTAGTGAGGGAGAGCGATATAATGTTTAAAGAGGAATACGAGGAGATTAGGGGCGTTTCTGGGACTTTATGAGACAAGTCTCTATACCACACAATTTCACCCCCAGAGACTACCAAATAGATGCATTAAAAGCCCTTGACAATGGTTTAAAGAGGGGAGTCTTACTCTGGCATAGACGGGCTGGGAAAGATAAGGTCTGTATTAACTATACCGCAAGAGAGACACAAAAGAGGGTTGGGGTTTATTATTATTTCCTACCCACTTACCAACAAGCTAAAAAGATTATTTGGGATGGGATAGATGCCAATGGTTTCAGATTCCTAGACCACTTTCCTAAAGAAATTATCGAAGCTGTAAATAATACCGAAATGAAAATACGCCTAAAAAATGGCTCACTATTTCAATTAATTGGCTCTGATAATATCGACTCCATAGTAGGAACAAATCCAGTAGGTTGTGTATTCTCAGAATATGCGATTCAAGACCCACAGGGTTGGGATTACATCAGACCGATTCTAAGAGAAAATAAGGGTTGGGCATTATTCCCTTACACACCCAGAGGGAAGAATCATGGTTACGATATGTATCACATGGCTAAAAATAATCCCGATTGGTACTGCTCAAAACTCACTATAGAAGATACGAGTGTAATGAGTCATAAGGATATAGATGAGGAAAGAAGAGCAGGAATGGATGAGGAATTAATCCAACAAGAGTTCTTTTGTTCCTTTAAGAGTCCCTTACAAGGTTCTTATTATGCTAAACAAATGGACGAAGCGGATGATGATACTCGTATTAAAGAAGTCCCTTATGATCCCGACCTACCCGTTGATACTTGGTGGGATTTAGGAATAGGTGATTCAACCGCAATTATATTCGTACAAGAACACTACAATGAAATAAGAATTATTGATTACTACGAGACTTCAGGCGAGGGGTTGCCTTATTACGTTAAATTTTTAAGAGAAAAACCCTACGTTTATCGACATCACATAGCCCCACACGATATATCAGTTAAAGAATTGGGGACGGGGAAGTCGAGATTAGAAACCGCAAGACAATTAGGGATTAATTTTGAAGTAGCTAGGAAATTATCTATCGAAGATGGAATTAACGCAGTTAGGTCTATGTTAAAACAATGTTGGATAGATAAAAACAAATGTCAGAGATTGATTGAAGCGTTAAGACATTATCACAAAGAATACGATCCAACGAATAAGGTTTGGAAACAAAAACCACACCATGATTGGAGTTCTCACCCCTGTGATGCGGTAAGAACGGGGGCTGTTGGAAGAAGAAAGGCTAAAATACCAATGAAAAAAGACAGATACGAAATTAAAAAAGGAACTAAAAGAGCATGGATGGCTATGTAGAACCATATTCAGTAGAAGATATTTTAGAAAAACGAAAACAATCCGCCAGATCACAAGGTAATTGGCGTGATGAAGCCAGAACTGACTTTATGTTTCGTGACGGAGACCAATGGCATGAAGAAGATATTGCTAAATTGGAAGAAGAGGGAAGACCTGCCGTAACCTTTAACAGAATAGCCCCTATTATTAACTCAGTTAAAGGAAGTGAAGTTAATAATCGTCAAATGCTAAGATATATTCCAAGATCACAAGAGGATAATGGAATAAATGAAGTATTAAGTCGTTCCGCAGCTTATGTTCGTGATAATTGTGATGCGGAAGATGAAGAAAGCGATGCCTATGAAGATGCAGTAACCTGTGGTATGGGTTGGACTGAGACAAGAGTAGATTATGATGAAGACCCCAATGGGAAAATAATTATAGAGCGTGTCCCCCCATTGCAAATGAGGTGGGACACATCAGCTAGAAAGAAGAATTTAACCGATAGAAGATGGCATTTAAGAGAAAAATGGTTGCCTATTTCGGAAATTAAAGAAAGATGGGGCGATGACGTAGAATTAGGTACTCAGGACTTGACTTATCGCGATGAGACTGAATTTGAAGAAGCCCACAATGCAACTGATGCTTGGAAATATGAAAACGATCAGATAAATAAATTCCTCGATGATTCAAAAGATAAAGCCTTAATCATTCACTTCCAATATAAAGAAAGAGAATCTTATTATCGAGTAGGCGATCAGGAAACTGGGCGTGTTATAGAATTTTCTGAATCTAAATTTAAAAAAATTAAAAAACGTGTTGACGAAATGGGGATGCCTTACGTCAAACAACAAAGATGGGTTTATAAAGAAAAGTATTTAGCAGGAAAAACTTTATTAGAAGAGGGAGATGCCCCAGTTCAGGATTGGTCTTATATGTGCCTTACCGCACATAGAGAGGAAAAGACAAATCTTTTCTATGGTGTTGTCAGAGCAATGAAAGACCCCCAACGATGGGCTAATAAATTCTTCTGTCAAATCATGCACATATTCAACACTAATCCGAAAGGTGGGTTGATATATGAAAAGACCGCGGTTGATGATTCCTTTGATATAGAAAGTAAATGGTCAGACTCCTCAGGTATTATTGAAGTAGAAGATGGTGCTTTAGCGGCAGGTAGGATTAAAGAAAGAACAATGTCAAATTACCCAGCATCTTTAGACAAGATGTTGAACTTTGCCATTGCTTCCATTCGTGATGTTTCGGGTATGAATGTTGAAATGTTAGGAATGGCAGATAGAGAACAATCTGGCGTTTTAGAACAGGAAAGGAAAAAAGCAGCATTAGTTATCCTCGCACCTTTAGCTAATTCTTTAAGACATTACAGAAAACAACAAGGGCGTATCTTGTTAAAATTTATGGCGAAATATATCCCATCTAACACAATGGTACGTTATTTAGAAAGAGGACAAGAACAATACGTTCCTTTTACTAAAGACTTTGATGTCCACAAATATGACGTTATCGTAGATACCGCACCATCATCACCTAATCTTAAATCAGAGATTTGGTCTAGCATGAGTCAGATGTTGCCACAATTAATCCAAGCAGGTGTTCCAATACCACCTGATATTCTTGACTTCTCCCCACTACCAGAGGGTATATCGGAGATATGGAAGAAATACATTATTGATAACTCCGCTAATGTTCCTCAATTACAACAGCAGTTACAGGGTCTTCAATTTGAAGCTAATCAATTAAAGAATGAAAATCAAATTCTAAAAACAAAACAACAACAACAAATGGCTGCTATGCAAAATAAACAAGCTATAGCACAAATGCAGAATCAGACTGAATTAGAAAAAGCTAATATTAACTTAACATCAGATGATCGAGATAGATTAATTGAGATATTAAAATTAGTCGCAACGGCAGAAGATAGTGAAGTTAAAAACGCAATAAATCTTTCTAAGATTGATAAAGAGTTAAAACAAAAAGTAGCAAGTAGTGCCTAGAAATGGCAGGGGCATTATACCAAGATTGGGAAAATTATAATCCTAACAACCCAACTGCTCTACGACCACCAAGTTATTGGGATGCAGTAAAAGAAAATCTCCCACACGCATTAAGAGGTTTCCAAAGGATGCCAACTAATGTAATGGGTTTCCCCGTTGACATGGTTAATTTAGCTGTAGGTGCTGAAAAACCATTTTTAGGAAGTGAATATTTAGCAGAAAAACTTAATGTCCCCGAAAGAACAGGACATCCTACTGAACTAGGTACTGAGATTGCTAGTGAGTTTTTATTACCTACTGGACAAGGTTTAGGTAGATCGGCTTTAAAAGCTGAAGAATTTCTAGGCAGAACTCTTAAAGAGAAACTACCTGAATTTGTAGGGAAACACGTTCCCGAACCATTTAGAACACCTATAACTGGTTTAAATATTGCAAAGGTATATAACAAAGAGGGTAAGTTAATAGATAAAGTTGATGATGTTGTTTATCATGGAACGAATAAATCATTTGATAAGTTTTCGGATGAATTTAAAGCTATAGCAGGTAGTTCTACGGATGAAACTTTACCTAAAGCACATTGGTTTACAGATGACCCTGTAACAGCAGGATATTATTCAGAGAAAGCAGCAGGTAGTACTTATTTAGGAGTTGACAAAAGTTTTATTCCAGAAAACAGAATGGGGATGAAAGTATTTAGGGATGGTGGCACAGGTGGGGAGAATATTAGACCATCTATTTTAAATGCAAAACTTTTAGATTTAGATATGAAAGGCGGAAGTTTTCAAGGGCGTGGTTATAACAAAGTAAATAGCAAAATAAGGGAAGCAAAGAAAGATGGGTATGATGGGTTAAGAATTAGAAACTATAGCGACCCTGCTAATTTTTCTGGTATAACAAAAGAACATCGTCCCTCAACCCATTATGCTATTTTTGAGGGGAGTAAAATAGACTCAGCACTTTCTCCTAACTTAACAAAACAAGCACCAAAAGTGGATTTGTCGATGAGAAGACAGACAAACGATTTTTTCGATGCTATGGAAAATG